AATTATCTTTAGTAATCACTAAACAAGCAAATACTTGACTTAATGGTTTATTAAACACTAAACTCACAAAAAAACACTAAACCGAGGAAGGTATGACATTAAAAGAGTTTATTAAATCATTAAGGGTTGGTGATGCTAAGAAATTCGCGGCCAGACTTGGTGTATCGCCATCTTACTTATCGCAAATGGCGTCTGGACGAGCAGCTATATCTCCAACCCGCGCCCTTATGATCGAATCTGCGACGGAAGGCCAAGTAAGTAGGGTGGAGCTACGACCCCATGATTGGGAGCTTATTTGGCCTGAGTATGCGAGCGGCATTCGTTTGGGGCAAACACATGTAGTTCATGCTGAAGGTGATTGTAGTGCATGCTTATCTGATGGAGTTGATTCATGAAAATCAAGCATGAACACATCCGCATGGCGATGAATGTCTGGGCGCATCCGGACGGCGAAAAAGTACCGGCTGCGAAAATTACCAAAGCGTATTTCGAGCTGGGAATGACGTTCCCGGAACTGTATGACGACAGCCATCCGGAAGCCCTGGCCCGTAATACCCAGAAAATTTTCCGTTGGCTGGATAAAGACACCCCTGATGCTGTTGAAAAAATGCAGGCTCTGTTACCGGCGATCGAAAAGGCGATGCCGCCTTTGCTGGTGGCCCGTATGCGCAGCCACAGTTCTGAATATTACCGTGAGATCGTCGAACGGAGGGATCGGCTGGTGAAGGATGTCGATGATTTTGTTGCGTCAGCGGTTGTTTTGTATGACCAGATGAATCGCGGCGGCCCGGCAGGGAATGCTGTGGTGATGCACTAAAAGCACGGTGTTCGGGGGTTTTATGAGCAGCAAGCTTCATGGTCTTGTCTGGGAAGGGTGCGCCTTCACCGGCATGATCTTATCCAGGGTGGCGGTTATGGCCCGTCTTGCAGACTACAGCAATGACGAGGGTGTGTCATGGCCTGCCATTGAAACTATCCGGCGTCAGATCGGTGCAAGAAGTGAATCCACAGTGAAATCGGCTATTGCAGAACTGGCGAAAGAGGGCTGGCTGACGAAGGAAGAGCGTAAGGTCGGTGGGCGTAATGTAAGCAATATCTATCGGCTTAATGTGGAAAAACTCGAAGCAGCTGCGGCGGCGGCGCGTGAGTCATATAAACCGAAAAGAAAAATTAGCCCGGCAAAAAATGACCCGTTAACAGTTGACCCGTCAAATATTGCCCCCTCAACGGTTGACCCGTCAAATTTTGATGGATCAACTGTTGATAAAAAACTGCCGATTAGGGGGGCGATGATTGACCCCGATCCGTCAGTATTAAAACCTGATCCATCAGATAAAAGATCTTCTTGTCCGGACGCTTCACAACCGGACCCGCAGACGGCTGAACAGGATTTTTTAACCCGACACCCTGACGCGGTTGTGTTCAGTGCGAAAAAACGCCAGTGGGGAAGTCAGGAAGATTTGGTGTGCGCACAGTGGATCTGGGGACGAATCGTGAGTCTTTACGAGCAGGCGGCCAGCGATGATGGCGAGATCACGAGACCGAAAGAACCCAACTGGACAGCATGGGCCAATGACGTTCGCACAATGCGGATGCTGGATGGCAGAACTCACAGACAAATTTGTGAAATGTTTGGGCGTGTCCAGCGGGATTCGTTCTGGGTAAAAAACATCATGAGTCCGGGAAAACTCCGGGAAAAATGGGATGAACTGGTTATCCGCCTGGGGTGTTCGCCTGCGCAACGTTGCGTGAATCACATTTCTGAACCGGACACTGAAATACCGCCGGGATTCAGGGGGTGACGTGTCATGAAAAACATTGCGGCAGTTGGGGTTCTTGAACGTATTCGCAGACTTGCACCACAGGGGGCGGTTCCACCGTACCGGACGGTGGAGGAGTGGCGGGAATGGCAACTTGCTGAAGGACGAAAACGCAGCGAGGAGATTAACCGCCAGAATCGCCAGTTGCGGGTGGAAAAAATCCTGAATCGTTCGGGCATTCAGCCTCTGCACAGCAAATGCTCGTTTGCAAATTATCAGGTGCAGAACGACGGGCAAAAATACGCGCTGAGCCAGGCCAAATCCATAGCTGACGAACTGATGACCGGGTGCACGAATTTTGTGTTCAGCGGTAAAACCGGCACCGGGAAAAATCACCTTGCAGCGGCGATGGGCAACCGGCTGATGGTGAAGGGGCGCAGCGTGATTATCGTCACCGTTTCTGACGTCATGAGCGTGTTGCATGACAGCTACGACAACGGCAAATCCGGGGAAAAATTTTTACAGGAGCTTTGCGGGGTTGATTTGCTGGTCCTGGATGAAATAGGCGTTCAGCGGGAGACGAAAAACGAGCAGGTGGTATTGCACCAGATAATTGATCGCCGGACAGCATCACTGTGCAGTGTCGGGATGTTAACAAACCTGAATCATGCCGCAATGAGTACGCTTCTTGGTGAGAGGATTATGGACCGCATGACCATGAACGGTGGTCGATGGGTGACGTTTAACTGGGATAGCTGGCGTCCAAATGTCAGCAATATGAGGGTTGTGAAGTAATTTTGTTCGGAGGAAATTTTAATGGAAACCGTATCTGACGCACTGAAAGCACTGAAAAAAGCCTCTTCACATGTGGTGGCAGCTCGCCTTGGAATCAGTCGTGAAGAGGCTGTCAACGAGCTGTGGGAACTCAAAAGAAATGGCGTCGTTGATAAAACTGGTCACACCTGGTTTCTGGCTGGCGAAGGTGAATCCCGGGTAACCGAAGAGCGGCCAGTAAAATCTGAAGCACAGGATATGCTGACCGGGGAGGTCGAACAAAAAGTTACCGCAGACATGATGATTGAGTTTATCGGTCAGGATGGGGCTAAAACGTGTGAGGAACTGGCGGGTAAGTTCGGTGTCAGTACTCGCAAGGTTGCTTCCACGCTGGCGGTGGTAACCGCAACGGGGCGGCTGGCACGCGTTAATCAGAACGGTAAATTTCGTTACTGCATGCCGGGCGATAATTTACCAGCAGAGCCGAAAGCCGCGCTGGTAACGGAAAGTGATGGTAAGGCCTTTCCTCAGCCAGCAGGTGCTGCGTTACCAGTCCGGGAAGCCGCAACACAGGAAAAAATTAAAACAGAAACTGTGGCGGACATTGTGCAGTCGTTGCCATCGTTTACCGAAACGCAAGCAGATGAGCTGATTTTTCCGTCCCTGCGCAGGGCAAACCTGGCGCTGCGCAGGGCGAAAAGTGATGTTCAGAAGTGGGAGCGAGTCTGCGCCGCGCTGCGGGAGCTGAACAAGCACCGGGATATTGTTCGACAGATTACTGATTCTTCCCGCCGTGTTGTATCGGAAAAGTGATTGCCGGAGGCGCTTATGGCAAAAGTATTTACACAAGAAGAGCGAGAAAAAATTAAAGGGCAGGTTGTTGAGCTAGTACGCCGGAGTGGGCGCGAGACGTTACGGCAACTGGAAGCCAAGACAGGTGCGACAAGATATCTGATGAGCGTTCTTGCCAGAGAGCTGGTTGCCAGTGGCGATGTATACAACTCTGGTTACGGGTTATTCCCGTCTGAACAGGCTCGTAAGGACTGGCAAAATGCCCGCAAAAAACTCTCAAGGGCAAAGGTGAAGAAACCTGCAGTGGTTGATCCGGACCTTATCTGGTCGTTACCAGACGGCGAAATACGCCGCTACGACAGGCGCCTAAACATAATCTGTCGCGAGTGCCGGAAGAGTGAAGCTATGCAGCGTGTACTGGCTTTCTATCAGGGTAATTTTCAGGAGGCGGTACTGTGAGTGAAATTAGCTATCAGGCTTCAATTACCGCTGGCATTCGCATCAAAGGAGAGGAGCATGGAAATAAAACCAGAGGATGAGTTAAGCAATATCGTTTTATTTCCGGTAAAAGAGGATGACCCTCGTAATCAGGTTAATTTTCTTTATGAGCCATCGGAAAGACCATATTGCCATCACGCCTCTGTTCGGGTTGACGAAAAAGAGCGTCAGGTCCGCTGTAAAATCTGCGGTGCAGTTGTGGAGCCGTTTGACTGGATGCTCTCTGTGGCGAAAAGAGAAACCAGACTGGCAGATGATGTAAGGCTATTGCGCCAGGAGGAACAGGAAAGGCGGAAAAATATAGAAAAGTTAATTCAGATTGAGCGTAACGCGAAAGCGCGGATACGCAGGGCGACAAAATCCAGAACTGAATAAATAAATTTAGCGCTGTAAATAAAATCTAATCCTTAACTGGAGGTATATTTATGTTAAATACACAGAAAGCCATTAATGCGGAAAAATATAACGAGTGGGCAAGAAAATTCTCTGAGCAGAT